GGATTTCACTTCTCCGCAAGCGCTCGTCCAGAGCGGTCAGCGCGTGCTGGCCGCGCGTCAGCAGCAATCGACCGGAGGAACCCTGAACGTGAACGACGCAATGGGGGAACTGGGCCGACAGCAGGGCTACGTCATCCCTCACCGGGACGGCGGCCGTCCGGCCGCGGCCCATCCACAAGCGACTGAAGCTGACCTGGACAACATCGTGTGGCACAAGGGCAACAAGAACGCCCCGGCGCGCACGAGAGCGCAGCTCCAGGCCGTTCGCGACAGCCTGGCTGCGCGCACACCGAGCATGCGGACTGGAGAAGGGCTGTTGGGGAGTCCCAACACGTTCCGTCCTGGCTGAGAGCTGAAAGCAGTGCCTGCCACCGGAACCGCTGCCCTCGCCGCTCAGGTGCGACCGCTGGTGCTCCGTCCCAAACGACGCAAGCCCAGCGCGAGCGCGCCGCCCCGGAAACAACCGAAAACCCAGCAACGACGGCAGTAACCACCGGAGGTCCTTCCAGTGCCAGCAACCGGCACGTCTGCGCTCAGCGCCGAAGTTAAACCGCTCTACGACGCCGACTATCTGCTCGCGGCGCAGTCGATGATTGGTCTCGACCAGTTCACCGACCTGCGTGAGGTGATGGGCGGTCAGCGCGGCCAGTCAGTCAACTTCCCGATCCTCGAGAATATGCAGCCGGCCACCACGGCGCTCTCGGAGCTGTCCGACGTACAGCCGGTGCCGATGACCGCCAGCGAGGTGGTTATCCCGCTGTTTGAATTCGGAAATGCGGTCCAGGTGACCAGGTTCGTCAAAGCCACGGCCTACCCGGACGTGTACGAGCAGGCCGCGCAAGCGGTCGGCAACAACCAGGCCGAGTCGATTGACCTCATCCTGCGCCCGGTCTTTGGTCAGGGCACGCGCGTGGTGCTGGCGGGTAACGCCGCGAACCGCGCCGCGCTGACGTCCACCAACAAGCTCACCGGGCCGCTCATGCTGCGCCTGGCAACGCTCGCGCGTGGCTCGAAGACGCCCAGCTTCGAGGACGGCTTCTTTGGCTCGGTCATGCATCCCAACATGCACTACGACCTCTTGCAAGACAGCGTGCTGCAGAACCTGGGTGTCTACCAGAAGGCGGATCTGCTGTTCAACGGCGAGATCGGCTTCTGGCAGGGCATTCGCTTCGTGGTGCTCAGCAACTGGAAGGCGTTCTGGGGCGCCGGCGCGCCACCGACGAATGCGGCCAGCACCACGCTCGCCGCGGCGGCAGCGGTCGGCGACGGCACCACGGCGGCGACCACGCTCAAGGTCACGGCGGTCACCAACATCAACGTCGGCGACTGGATCGTGATCCAGGACGCGACCGAGCCAGGCAACGTCTGGTCCGATACCAACGAGCTGGTGCAGGTCCTCGCGGTCGGCACCGCGGGCGCGGGTGGTACGGGTCTCACGGTGACGGCCTACGATCCAGGCCCCAATAACGCGGGTGGTCTGCGCTACGCACACGCTTCGGGCACGGCGGTCAAGACCGCGTGGAACACGGGCGGCTGCGCGAATGTGTATCCGTTAGCGATATTTGGTCCGCAATCAATTACCAAAGCTGCTAGCTCAGAAACTGGCCCATACGGTGTAGCCACCGTGACTGGTCCGTTTGACGTGTTAGGGAGATTTGTAAATCATGGGTGGTACTTGATCTCAGGCTGGGGACGTACTACCGAGCGCTGGCTGTGGCGCCTCGAGTGCGGAGGCACCTACTGATGATCATGTACGACAGCCTGCACGGGGCAGACAAGATCAGCCTCGCGGGCGCAGGCGTCTCTATCCCGATCGCCACCGGCGGCATCATTCCCAGCAACAACTCGGGCGTGCCGATCGGCATGGTGCGGCTCAACCCCGCGGCTGCGGTCACGGGCGTGATCCTGGGGCAAGGGCTGTTCAACGGCCAGATCATCGCCCTGGTCAACGAGGCGATCGCGGCCAACACCATCACGCCGGCCGCGGCGGGCACCAGCTTCATCGCTGACGGCGCCACGGCGATTGCCGGGCTCACGGGTCGGCTGCTGGTCTGGGACGCCTCCGCGGCGCTGTGGTTCAGGCTGGCCTAGACGTGCGGATACTGTGGGTCAGCAACTCCGGTTGGTCCCATCAGGGCTACGGGGTTCAGGTTCGCGGCTTGCTGCCTCACCTGGTCGAGCAGGGTCACGAGATCGCGATCTTCGCCTTCTACGGTCTCGAAGGAGGCAAGGTGGATCTGCCGCTCGGCGGGCAGGATGGGCCAGTGCTGACTCACTATCCGCGCCACGTCGAGCGCTACGGCAACGACGTGGTCGCCGCACACGCCAGGGACTGGGATGCGGACTGCGTCATTACGCTGATGGACGCCTGGGTGTGCAACCCGGAGGTCTACCGTCCGCTCAACTGGCTGGCCTGGACGCCGATCGACCAGGAGCCGATCCCTGACCTGGTGCTCGCCAGACTGCCGCACATGAAGCGTGTGCTGCCCTACAGCAAGTTCGGCGAGCGGCTGGTGCAACAGACCGGCCTGCCGTGTAGCTACATCCCGCACGGCGTCGACACGGACATCTACCGCCCGTTCCCGCCTGGTGGGCGGGCGCAAGCCAAAGAGGTGCTCGGCTTCGAGGCGAGCGATTTCGTGGTCGGCATGGTCGGCGCCAACAAAGGTTGGCCGCCCCGCAAGGGTTTCCCGGAGGCGTTCCAGGCCTTCAAGATGCTGCGCGAGCGGGTGCCGCAGGCGCGTCTGTTCGTGCATTCGCTGGTCACTACGGACTATGGCGGGCCGCACCTGATGGTGCTGGCGGAAACGCTGGGCATCGGTCCGTACGTCAAATTCTCCGACCAGTACCTGCAGACGATCGGCATGCCAGCGCAGGGCATGGCGGTCATGTACAACGCCTTCGACGTCCTGCTGCAGGCCTCGACCCACGAAGGCTTCGGGTTGCCGATCATCGAAGCACAGGCGTGCGGGACGCCTGTGGTCGCGGTGGATGCGACGAGCATGACGGAGCTGGTCGCGCCTGGCTACGGCACGCTCGTCGCGCCACTCCAGAAACAGCTCACGACGATGATGAGCTGGGTCGCGGTGCAGGACATCACCGCCCTGGCGCATGCGCTGCACGCCGTGCACGATCATCCGCCGACTGATGTCGACCAGGAGCTGATCGTCAGCTGGGCGCGCCAGTACGACTGGAAGATCGTCGCCGAGCACTACTGGAAACCGATGCTCGAGCAGGTCGCCGACGACCTGCGTGTTTCGACCAGGGGGTTAGCCCGCGCGATGGAACAAGCGATAGTGACGCACCGCCACGATCCGAGCGACCTGGACGCCGAGCCCTGCTGCCCGGAGTGCTGCGACTGTGATCGCTGTTGTGAAGACGACGAGTGCAGCCGCCACACGTGCTGCTGCCAGTGTGTCGTCGAGGAGATCATGGCCATCACAGCCGATGCCCAGGTGACGCTCGACTTCGCCAACGACAAGTACGCCCACTGCCCGCATAGCGGCCCGACCGCGCTGGATGGCTACCTCGACGAATTACGCGAGCGGGTGAAGCTCCTGGACCAGGTCGAGGCGTGAGCGCACCGATCGGGGACAGGGGCTACGCCTACGACACGTGTTCACATTGCGGCACCGAGAACGAGCCGTTCAACGTGCACGGCGCGCCGGCGACCGACCAGCAAGACTGGGCAACGTACGTGTGCGGCGGGGCCGGCAAGGGCTCGGCCAACGACGGGTGTGGCGCCAACTGGTCGGTGACCACCAGGCGCGGTCTGGCGCACAACGAGGCGGCTGGCCTCAAGACGCTGGGCAAGATCCCGCTCGACGTGCGCACCGAGCGCTACGTCTCCGCACCGAGCGAAGCCTACCGAAACAATTACGAGGCGATCTTCAAGCATGGCTAAGAAGTGGACCGAAGCGTCAGACGCCGCCTGGGACAAGAAGCGCGGTATCAAAGAAGGCTCGCCGCGCGACAACGCGATTGACCGTCGCCGCGGGCTCCCCACCGACACCGGCAAGGGAGGTGGGAATCGCCGCGTCGGCAAGGGTCAGGGCATGCCACCCGCGCCGATGGGTGCCGGCGCTATGCCACAGATCACGCCGCCAGCCGGCGCGGCTCCGCCGCCAGCGCCAGCGCCGCTGCCCATGCCGCCTGGCGTGCGTCCTCCGCGTCCGCGTCGCAGGCCTGCCCCGCGACCAGCTCCACCGGCAGCTGGGCCGCCTACACCAGGACCCATCGTGCCAGGCGTCGGCGGGGGTCGCGGCAGGGGCACGACGGTCAAGGGTGGCCAGCGCGACCCGAAGGGCAACAACCGTCCAGGGATCAACAGCGCCGGCAAGAAGATCGGTGGGGGCAAGCGCAAGTAATGCCGCTCCTCAGCGTCTACTCAGCCGCGCCGCTGGTGATAGAGCCGACGCGACTTCTCTCGTTCGCATGCACGGCAGACCCGTCGCCCTCGCGAGAGTCGGGTGTTCGCGTCATCCAAGAGGTGGCCTCGCCCGCAATGTGTGGAGACAACGATCGGCGCCGCGCCTTCGATATGCGTCCAGTTTCGCCCGCGCACGATGGAGCTGATGTAACCCTCACTGAGCCCGTAAATGGCGGCTATGTCGCGCTGCAAAAGCCCGTCGTGAAAGTGCTGCCGAATTGCTCGTATCTCGTCGTCCGTAAGACGCGCGCTTCCGTTGGCCGTGCCTTTGGGTTGCCATCGCCGGTCGCGACCTTTGGCGATCATGTCTTGGACATTTTCGAACTGTGTGCCAAGGAAGAGATGGTCCGGTCGGACGCAAAGTCCAATGTCGCAATGGTGAAGGACCGCCAAGCCCGGCGCTATCGGGCCAAAGTGAAGCTCCCACGAAAGCTTGTGGGCGCGGACGTAGCCCTCGCCTCTTCGGCCGCGCGAGATATTCCCATAGCGAATGGTGTCGCCCACGGTGGCACCGGTCCAAAGCCAACAGCCATCGGTCTTCTCGACCTTGGCCCAGAAGCGTTCGGATAGGGACTTCTGCCGTGCCAATCTTGTCAATTTATAGTACGAATGGCCAGTCGCGGCGGGAGATCCTGATTCCGGGACGCTCGGCGATGCGCCAGTTCGGCGCGGTGCAGATCGTCAACAACGTCGGTCAGCGGCGCGAGTCGGACTGGGAGGCCATCAAGGCCGCGATCGCGGCGGGTGAGGTGGTCATCTGTCTGAGCGCGTACGAGACCGACGTCCTGGAGCAGTTCCTGACCGGCAAGTTCCCGTGCGGCGGCAACGTGCGCTTCGACTGCAAGAAGGTGCCGCGGTGGCACCTGGTTGTCGAGGACGGCTTCGCCGAGCTGCAGCCGATCGAGTGGCAGTGCATGCATTGCGGCAAAGACTTCGTGGACAAGTTCCATCTGGCGGGTCACGCCAGGCGGGATCACCGCCAGATCATCGAACGCGAAGAAGCGCTCCAGGCCGCGGAGTAAGCGTCGGTGGGTCTGCGTGCCCAGTTCCGAGACTCGGTGTTCATGCGGACGCCGACCGGCGCGCTCGCTATTCCTGGCAACGCGATGTGCGCGGTCTACGACCAGGGCACCTCGAACCCGATCGCCGAGCCGATCTACGTCGACGATGGCACCACGTCTAACACGCTGCCGAACCCGGTGCCCGCCAACCTCGAGGGCGAGATCAACTTCTGGCTGAATGAAGAGCGTGAGTTCGACATCGAGGTCACCGCGCCTGGCTTCTACACCGTGCGCAAGACGGTCACCGCCGACTCGGCGGGGAGCACCGCGGCGGTCGACGGCATCTACACGGATCCGACCTTCGTCGGGACGGTCTTTGGCCAGCCAGCCTGGAATGCGCCGCAAGCGATCACCATCTCCCAGCCATCCCAGCCGCTGGTCGACCACAACACCCTGGCGAACCTGCCAGCCGGCAACCCGCACCCGCAGTACCTGACCCAGTCGACCGGCGACGCGCGCTACTACACGCAGAGCCAGGCCGACGCGCGCTACTTGCAGCTGGCTGGCGGGACGATGACCGGTGTGCTCTCGCTGGCGAGTGATCCCTCAGGGCCGGCCCAGGCCGCGACCAAGCGCTACGTGGACACTGCCATCAGCACGAGCACGGCGTCGTTCATTACCCAGGCGCAAGCGGATGCCCGCTATCTGCAGCTGACGGGTGGCACGCTCAGCGGTCTGCTGACGGCGGCGAATGGCATCTCAGTCACTGGCGGGGCGTTCACGGGCTCAGGTTCGGTGCCGCCAGGTGGTGCCGCCGGCCAGGTGCTGACGAAGAACAGCGTCACGAACTACGACCTCGTTTGGAGCGCACCCTCCGCCGCGGTGGCGTATCCACTGCTGGCCCCCAACGGCACGCTCGCGGCGCCGAGCTACAGTTTCAGCGCGTCGAGCGGGACGGGTATGTACTCGCCGGCTGGCGGCCAGATGGCGCTCGCGGCGGCCGGCGTCCAGGTCCTGAGCGCAATTTCGAGCGGGGTGACATTGCCACTCACGCTGAGCGTGACGGGTGCCACGACGCACGTCGGGGCGGTCACCGCTCAGAACGGCGTGGCCGTGACTGGCGGCGCGTTCACCGGTTCGGGCTCGGTGCCGAGCGCCGGCACGGCGGGCCAGGTCCTCACCAAGAACACCGCGACGAACTACGACCTGATCTGGAGCACGCCTGCCGCGGCTGGCCCGGCGGGCGGCGTGCTGAGCGGGACGTACCCGAACCCTGGTATGGCCGCCGGCGCAGCTGCCACCAATGTGGGCACGCTCAGCGGCGTGCTCACGGGTAGTTTGCCGAGTCCAGGCATGGCCGCCGGCGCTGCCGCGACGAATGTGGGCACACTCGGCGGTGCGTTGTCGGGCACGCTGCCAAATCCCAGTCTGGCGGCCGGCTCGGTCAGTTCGACAGCGCTCAGTTGGCCACTACTGGCGCCGAATGGCAGCGTGGCCGCGCCCAGCCACAGCTTCAGCGCCTCGCCTGGCACGGGTATGTATTCGCCCGCGACCAACCAACTCGCGCTGGCGGCTGGCGGCGTCCAGGTCCTGAGCGCGACCTCGAGCGGCGTCACGCTCCCACTCACCCTGACGGTCAGCGGGGCTACTACCCATGTCGGTGGCATCACCGCCCAGAACGGCATCTCGGTCACCGGTGGGTCGATTACCGGCTCAGGTTCGGTGCCAACTGGTGGCACCACGGGCCAGGTACTGACGAAGAACTCGGCCACCAACTACGACCTGATCTGGTCGACTCCAGCGCCGGCCATCACGTACCCGCTCCTGGCGCCGAATGGCAGTGTCACAGCGCCGAGCTTCAGTTTCAGTGCCTCGACCGGCACCGGCGCATATTCGCCAGCGGCGAACCAACTGAGCCTTGCGGCGGGCGGTGTCCAGGTGCTGGCCGCGAGCTCCACAGCTCTGACGCTGCCCCTGGCGGTGACCGCTGCGAACGGCGTGTCGGTCACGGGTGGCGCGATCACTGGCAACGGCAGCGTGCCGACTGGTGGCAGCGCCAACCAGGTGCTGGGGAAGAACTCCGCCACCAACTACGACGTTGGCTGGGTCAACCAGAGCGGCGCGGCGGGCGGCATCTCGGTGCTGGTGTACGAGGCCCAGGCGGTGACCGCCAGCACGATCACCCTGCCGCAGACGCCAATGTCGAACGGCGTGATCGAGGTCGCCGTCAACGGCCAGGCGCTGATCGCCACGCGCGACTGGACGATCTCGGGGGCGGTGATCACCTTCACCACGCCGCTGGCCGCCGACGACGTGCACGTCGAGTATCAGGTGGCGCCGTTCAATCCGGCGCAGTACGCCTCGCACTACGAGACGACGCTCGCCCCAGGCGCCACCACGATCACCCTGCCCGTCGCGCCCAGCGGCATCCCGCTGCTGAGCCGCTCGGGCGTGGTGCAGTACCAGTCGGCGGGCCACTACAGCCTCGCGGGCGCGGTGGTCACCCTGGCGGTGCCCATCGGCGCCAGCGAAGACGGGCGTATCTCGGTCGACTACATCGCCGGCGGCGGTACCGACGCGGCGACGCTCGGCGGCTACGCGCCAGCTACCGTGGCGCCGTTCGCCAACACCATTCCGGTGGCAGGCTCGGACGGCAAATTACCAGTAGCCGTGCTCCCCAGTTTGCCGACGGGCTCGGTTACTTCGGCGATGATTGTGGATGGGACGATCGCCGCCGTGGACATGGCCGCGGGTGCCGCCGCGGGCAACGTGGGCACCCTCGGTGGCGTGCTCACCGGGACATTGCCCAATCCCGGACTCGCGACCGGGTCGGTCACCTCGGCAAGCATTCTGGATGGCACCATTCAAACCGTCGATCTGGCGAATAACGCCGTGTCATCCTACGGCGGTCTTGTAAACGCGCCAGGTGGCTCGACCACGAGTAGTAGCTTTGTAGCCGCGCCCGCCCCATTTGGCACGACAGGCATCACCGTTAACTGTCAATCCGGGCATACCGGCATTCTTTTTTCGGGCACTATCAGTACCTATTCGCCTGTTGCTACGGCGAGCAATCCCGTGTTATGGCAGCTAGCTATTGGCCTCGATGGCGCGCTGTGGATGACTTCGCTGAGCCAATTCTCCATCATGTTGCCGAGCAGCTACGCTCAGAGCGCGGGCTTCGCATTTTATTACAACAATGCGTTGTCGATAGGCACGCACACGTTTACGCTGTATTGGCTCTCAACTACGAGCCAACAACTCAACTGGGGTACAGGCAATTACTCGGCGTTCTACGTGCAGGTGCTGAACCGATGAGCGTCACCACCTCAAGGCCAGTCAACCTGTATCAACTCCAGAGCGAGCTTGGCGTCACGGCGCTCGGCGCGACCTACGCGGGTAGCACGAGCACCATCTTCACCTACGACGCGCAGGGGCAGCCCGTCGATTTACCGCCAGCGGCGCAAGCGGTAGTAGACGCGCACGTCGCCATGCGCGACAAGACCGACGCCGAATACGCGGCCGAATTTCAGGACGGGACGACCACGCCGCAACGCAAGCAAGATATCCGTGACCAGCAGAGCGGCCTTCTCCCGCGCGAACAGGTGCAGATTACCCAACAGGAGTGGGACGAGGAGCACGCACCCTCCCAGTTGCGGGGAATATGACCTTCGAGCAGGTCGCCAACCCCAACCTCGGGCCGAGCGCGCAGCGCCCCAACCTGCTCACCAACGGGGGCTTCGAGATCTGGCAGAGAGGCAACGGCCCGTTCACGGCCAATGGGGTGTATACCGCTGATCGCTGGCGGACCAGCATCATCGGCACGGACACCATCAGCGTGAGCGCTAGTTCGACCAGTCTCGATGCCGGATCAAGTGTTCAAGCAGCGGTAACCTTCACGCTCGGCACTGGTGGCGGCGGCACGATTCTCCATCAGTATCTGGTGGAGACGACGTACACCTACCAACTGGGCGGCAAGACGCTCACGCTTTCTATGCGTGTGCGTTGCTCCACGGCAAATGCCGTACGTCTCGGCATCTACAACAGCACTGCCTGGACGTACGGGGCATACCACTCAGGCAGCGGCAATTTCGAAACGTTGTCGGTTTCGGTTGCTGTTCCTGTAGCTCCATCTCAGATCTGGGCTGGGGCAAGCTTTGCCGCGTCCTGCACGGCCTATCTCGACAACGCCATGCTGGTGGTGGGCTCGACGCCAGCGGATTACGTGCCCATGCATCCCGCCGACGACCTGGCGCGGTGTCTGCGGTATTACGAGAAGCAGCAACTTCGTGCGGCTCAATACGGCGTAGCCGGGAGTCAGTTGGAGTGGTGGCAGTCGTTCAAAGCCGTCAAAGCCGTGAGTCCGACCATCACTCTGGCTGATACGGGTTCCACCAATATCGGAACCATTAACTCAGCTTTCACGAATACCGTCGGCACGGATCTCTACGGCTTAACGACTGCGGTAGGAACGAGCGCGCTGTACACCACCTGGACTGCGGAGGCCAACCCGTAGCCTTGTCCACCCCTCTGCTCGATAATCGCCAACTCGGCCCCGACGTCGCCAGAGCCAATCTGCTCGTCAATCCTGGTTTCGAATGGTGGCAGAGAGGCAACGGCCCGTTCACGGCGAACCAGGCGTATGCGGCAGATCGGTGGTCGCTGTTCAACTCGGGCGGCATGAGTGTCTCGAAAGACTCGACCAACCAGGACACCGGCAGTGGAAGTTGCTTCGCCGCCAGTATCACGGCTGTTGTGGCTGGCTCAACGCAGGTGCAACAGAAAGTAGAAGACTATCTGAACCTGCGCGGTCGAACGGTATCCCTGAGCATCCGCGTACGCACGTCAACCGCCAATGCGGTTCACATTGGTATGTATGACGGCGCCTACACGTACGGGGCATATCACACCGGTGATGGCACGTATCAGACGTTGACGTTCACTCGGACATTGGCGACGGGTATCACGTCGCTTTACGTGGTCGTGGACTTTCAGCAGAATTGCACCGCCTACATCGACAACGCCTGTCTGGTGGTCGGCTCGCAGCCCGCCAACTACGTGCCGCTGCATCCGGCGGACGATTTAGCGCGGTGTCTGCGGTATTACGAAACGTACGGCTCGGCGGTGGTTCTCAGCGGCTATCAAGCCACTTCGACCAATACCTATTTCACGTTTGCGCATCGGGCGATCAAGCCCGTGACTCCGACGTTTACGAAAGTGGGCACGTGGAACAACTATCAGCCAGCCCTGTACAGCCAGGACACCGGCTCATTCGTCGTGTTCATCACGCCGTCCGCTGGCTCGTTTACGGCATTCCCACCGGCTGCACCGGGATTCACGCTGGAGGCTAATCCGTAACCATGTCAGTCCGACCCACGAACTTTTTACCGAATGGTGATCTTGAAGTTATCTACGACGAAGGCGGCCACATGGGCAACATCCCCGCCGCCGAGGTGAAGTGGAGCACCAATCCAGATGGCACGGAAAATCACAACTTCATCGTGTTGACGTGTCCCGATGGCTGCGGAGCGACCTCCACCTGGCCAGTGGGTGGCGGGGCTGACGCGCCGATGGGCCAGGAGATGTTCGTCCGAAAGATCGATCTGGAGGGTTGCTGCTGCGACGCGCCCCTGGCACGCACCTCCCAGGCGGCCATCGACCACGTCAAGGAACTGGTGACTGCTATGGATGGCGAGGAACGCTGGCAGCTGGACGAGACAGCAGTACTGGCGGCACTGGACGGATGAAGCGCATCGCTCTGCGGGTGCTGCCCGACCCACACTTGCCGAATCAGGCGACGACGGCGATAGCTACCGAAACGATCATTCGCGACGTGATTCGCCAGCCAAAGGACCGCCAGAACGGCGCGACGATCGACGAGATTCGGCGCGGCATTCGTATCCTCAACGCGCTCGACCTCGCGCTCGAGACGCCTGAACGGGTGCTTGTTCTCGAGGATGCCGACTACGCGGAGTTGCGCGAAAAGACGCTGGCGACCAAATGGTTTCTCATCGACCAGCGCCTGCTCAGCATCATCGAAAGCATCCTCGACGCGCAGGAGACGTTGACCCTCAACGACCAGCACGCTGCTGATTGGGCTCTCGCGGCGGCGCACGCCGTGGATCAACTCGCGAACTGACGCATGCCGATCGTTCTCGAGCCCACTGTCTGGCTTCCGCCGGGACCGGTGGGTGGCGGCTCTACAACGGGCCAGCTGCTCCAGGAGCTGGGTGCTCGCATGGGCGACTACGCCGCGGGCATGGTCAGCTCGACGGCAAGCGATGGCACCTACCTGGACGACAACACCCGCCCTGAGCCTGACGACGTGTTCCGCACCGGCTGGTTGACGTATCTCGGCCCGACCGCCCAGCAGAACATCGGCATCGAAACGCGCATCACCGGCTACGACGGCACGGTGAATGTCGGGCGCTTCCTGCTCGGCAACACCAACCCGAACGCGGGTCTGGCCGCACCAGCTGCGCAGGGGGATTCGTACGCGGTCAACATGCGCTGGCCGCGGCGGCGCAAGCTCGCGGCGCTCAATCGCGGTATCCGCCGCCTGCCCCAGAACTTCTGGCGCAGGATCGAAGACACGTCGATCACGACCACCTACAACACCTGGACGTACCTGCTGCCGCCAGGCATGACGCGCCTGTTCGAGGTGTACGTGCAGGCCAGCCTGAACCTGTCCGGCGCGGGTCCGCTGGCGCAGGGCCAGGACGGGCGCGGCTTCCCGTTCAATCGCCTGACGGGCTGGACGGTGCGCGAGAACGTCAATCCAGATGGCACGATCACCCACGTGCTGCAGCTCGACGCGGTGCCGCCCTGGCCGCGCGTGCTGCGCCTGATCGGCCAGGGCATCCAGTCGCTGCTGCAAAGCGACGCGGACATCGTCGCGGTCGGCCAGGACGACTACGATCTGCGCCTGGGTGAGTATCTGATGACCTATGCCCAGGCGTACCTGTGGCTGGAGGGCGCCGATGGCGCGCCCGTCGACCAGGCTGGGCGCAACACGGACATGTTCAAACTGTTGATGCAGGCCGCCCAGGAGCAGCGCAACGACCTGGTCATGCCCCCGCCGCCGCTCGAGATCGACACGCCCGAGACGGTGCCGAGCCGCACCGGCTGGGGCAGTAATCCGTTTTACATGTCTGCCAACTGGACGCCGCCTCCGCGATGACCTTCTCCGATCTGCGCGCCTACGGCGGGCAAGCCGCCTACCAGATGCCGACCGAAGGCCAGGTCGAGCTGGACGACGAGAAGCTCATGCTCAAGCAGGGCGCCGAGTACCACGTCAAATCCGCCTCGCCGTTCGCGCCCAAGAGCAGCCAGGGCGACCCCAGCTACGGGGATATGTCGCCCTTCGACAGCCCCAGCGCCCAGGCCAACTGGGCGGCCGGCTACGGCTACCTGCGCGCCTCGCACACGGTCAGCTCGGACGGCTGGTCAGGCGCGTACTGGGCCGGCTATCTCGAAGGCCTGAACGTCGACGGCAGCCTGGCCGGGCGCATCATCCTGTCGCCACCCTTTGTGCTCGAGGCGCTGCCTGGCCTGAGCAGCAGCTACACGCCCGTGCGCCTGGTCGAGTTAGGCGGCACGCTGCTGTGCGCGGCTGGCACGGCGCTGTATCGCCGCGACGATCTGCCGGGCACCTGGTCGGTGATCAACACCACGCCGTTTCCGCAACTGGCGACCGATATGGCGGTACTCGGCGGCACGGCGTTCATCGCGCTCGGCGACCTGGCCAACATGCAGTACGTCACCAATCTGGCCGGTGGCACGGCGAGCGTGTTCGGCACCACGTATCCGGCGACGTGCCTGACTAGCGACAAGGTGGGGCTGTACCGCTCGTTTCAGGGCAACCAGATCCAGGGCTCGGTGAGTGGTGTCGGCTGGGCCATCGAGCCAGTGCTGACCGTGGGCGACACCAGCTCGCCGATCACCAGCCTGGCGCCAGGTGGCGGCATGTCGCTGTTGTGGATCGGCAAGACGGACGGCTTATGGGGCATTCCGAGCGGCGCCGGCGGCACGGCGACCAAGTACCTGCCCTTCGAGCGCCGCTACGCGCGCAACAGCCGCCCGCTGATGTGGCATGGCCCGCTCGTGATCATTCCGAACGGCCGCGGTCTGTGGACCTTCCAGGCGTCGTCGCAGACCTCTGGCGAGGCGAGCAACATCGCCCCGGCGCGCGACGCGCAGCAGCTCGGCCGCGTGCGTGGCGAGGTGCGCGCGCTGGCCGACAGTGCGCGCTTCGTGTACGCCGCGCTGTGCGACCCGACCTTCAACCCGCCGCAGCTGTTCATCAACAAGATGGACACGCGCACCGGCCACTGGCACACGTGGGTGTATCCCGGTCAACAGGACTGCGAGACGATGTTCCAGCGCTCGACAGACACGCGCAGCGGGCCGCCGACGCTCTGGTTCGGCTTCGGCAATCAGGTGGGCAGGATCGGCATGCCGCTGACCGGCGACGACCCGCTCAGTGACCCGAATGCGCTCTTTACGACCGCGACTGACAACGTCGAGTTGATCACCAGCTCGTTCGACTTCAACCTGCCGGACACCGAGAAGGCGCTCATGTGGGTGGTGCTCGGCGCTGAGCGGCTGCAGGGCATGGTCAAGTACGTCTACATCGACTACATGCTCGACGGTGACGGGACGTGGCACACCGACCTGGTGCCCAACCTGGCGTACACCTCGCCGTCGACGCGCATGCTCTTTCCGCGCACCACGCGCCACTGTCACTGGATCCAGTTGCGCTACAAGCCGCGCACCTTCACGCCGATCGACACGCCGATCATTCGCTACGTGGTCATCCATGCGCGCATCCTGGTCGAGAATCGCTGGCGCTGGACGCTGACCGTCAGCATCGGCCAGAACCAGGAGCTGAACAACTTCGCGCAGAGAGAAGACTACGCCTTCAGGATCTACCGCAAGCTGCTGGCGCTCAGAGAGACGCAGGAGATGGTCGTCTTTCGCGATCGTGAGGGCTACAGCTGGACCGTGCTGCTCGACAACATCGACGCGACGGTGCTGCGCGAGAGCGGCGGCGTGCAGCCCGAGTACAGCGCGGGGCTCGAGTTGACCCAGGCGATTCCTGGCCTGGTGTACGGCGAGGCGAACGCCGTCGAGATTCCGACGCCCACGGACGGCGCTGCCGTGCTGGACGGCGAGACATACCTGGATCCGGATACCTGATAGCTATGCCTCTCGATCGTGGCAACATCAAGCCTGGCGCGCGACTGAAAAGTCGCTGGATCACGGATATCTATGACCTGCTGGCTGGCGTGATCACCGATACCGACGTCACGCTCGGCCGCAACTTGACCGTCAAAGGCGCGCTGAGCACGGTTGGCAGCGTCAGCCAGGTCGCGCCTGGTCCGACGAATGTGCCGTTCACGATCTACGGCGCGGTGGGCCAGACTGCCGATCTGTTCGACGTGCGCGATTCCAGCTCCAACCTGCTGTTCGCGATCAACGCGGGTGGCACGCTGCTGGCGCCGCGCATCAGCGACTACACCCTGGCGCAGCACAACCACAGCGGCCCGTCGCAGGGCGGCGTGCTCACACCCGTCACGCTGGAGGGCCTCTACGCGGGTGCCACCACCGTGCAGGGTGGCGCCTACACCGTCGCGGCAGGCATCCACTTCGTGTTCTGCACCGCCGCGTTCACGCTCACCTTACCGGCCGCGGCCAGCACGAATCGACCCATCTCGATCAGCGCGCTGAGTGGCACGGTCGCCGTCGCGGCGCTGGGTGGCGCGATCTACGGTGGCTCGTTCGATCCGAACAGCGGCGCGGTGCTCAACGGCACGGTGCTGCAAGGCGACGCGATCACATACAAGTCCGACCTCACCAATTGGCGCGCGATATGACCTACCTGGCCAGTTCGGCACACGCGCTGTGGAACCAGGTGCAGACGTGGACCTCGCGCGCGAATCAGGCGTGGGGTCCGACGCGGGTGTGGAATTCAGGCACCTCGTTCGAGCAGATGGCCAGCGACAACCAGAACACGGCTACCACTTGGCAGGGACGCGCCAATAACGCCTGGGGTGGATCGCGACAGTGGAATGTCGGCCAGTCGTTCGAGACCGATCGCAACGCGGCGTACGACAGCGGTGGCTGGGGCAGCGGCAACCTGTGGTCGACCGATGCGCACAACGATCCGAACGTGTGGACCAATCGCTACAACGCTGGCTACTCGCAGGCGACCTCAGACCTGCAGCCGCCGGGCTCGCCGCTGCGCACCGTGGTCACCATCAATGCGCAGGGCGTCGGCTCGAGTGGCAACCTGAGCTGGGGGCTGAGCAGCGACAACCTGGGCGCGTACAGCAGCACCACCACGCTGACGCTGAGCAAGCCAGGCCACTATGTGCTGTACGCCTACAACATGGGCACCAATCAGACGCAGCCTGGCGGCGTGACGATCTTCATCTCGGTCAACGGGGATAACGGCGTGTCCTGCCACGCTGACGTGTTCCAGGCCGCGGCCGTGCTGGGCTGTGGGCGCGAGTATGACCTGGGCTCGGGCAGCGTGACGGTGACGATGAACTACGCCGGCTATGGCGGGTGTTATCTGAACGCTGGTGGGGCGCTGGTGGTGATGTTCGTGCCAACAGCGGCGCACCCGCACTAGAAGGAGGACGTATGCCGGGCGGGAAAAAGTACACACCTCCTGCTAGCAAGGCCCAGGCGCGCCTGTTCGGCGCCGCCGCAGCTGGCAAGGTGGCTGGCTTCAGTCCTGAAGAGGCCAAGAACAAATTGCGAGGTGTGAACGAAAAGGCGCTGCCGGCGCGCAAGGCAACACCCAAGAAAAGCCGGCGCACACCCTGAGCGGTAGCTAGGCGAATCACCTAAGCTGGGCGCGTGAGTCGCTATCTGCTGATCACGCTCAAGGAGAACCTGGCCGCCGAAGGCACCACGCACAACACCGCCGTGATCGCCCACCGACTGGTACCAGGCACCGAAACCGTCGACGATGTTGGCGAGCAGACCTGGTCGACCATCCGTGCGATCTGCCGTCCAGAAGACGCTGAGCTGGAGCGCTACCTGCGCAGCAAGCCGCGAAAGGAACGTCATGCGCCACGTGACCGCGCCCAGGTGTAGGTTCAAGTGCCGCCTGCTCCCGATCACCGACAACCTGTGGCTGTGTCCGCACGCGAGCTGGGGTGATGCGGTGTACCAGCTCGGCGCCGAAGAAGAAGGCCGGCGGCTGATGGACAAAGCCGGCGGCTACGACGTGCTGCTGGCGAAGATCATGGACGCCGAAGACGAGCGCAAGCGCCATCGGCGCATCGACGACGAGCATCGGCGAGACCAGGCCGCGGCCGCTGTTCGCTATCGGTGACCGACGCCGACCTGGCCAGCATGCGCGCCGACGTGTGTCGCTCACTGGCGGACCAGCTCGAGAGCGTTGCCGACCTGGCCAACCAGCTCGGGCTCGACGGCTGGGCGCGGCACTTCCGGCGTGACGCTGAACTGTTGCTGCTGCGCGCCCAGCGTGAAGAAGCGCCACCGGAGCTCCCGGAGCTCCCGGAGCTCCCGCAATGAAAGCCGCTCGGGCGCGCGATCGGCCGTGCAGCTACCCGGACTGCGACGAGCTGGTCAGACGTTCGAGCGAGTACTGTCGGCACCACCTGGGCGTGGTGCATGGCGCCAGCTCAGCGCGCACCTTTCGCTGCTCAGCCGCGTGCCAGGCGCGTCACGTGCGCTGCCCGCGCTGCCAGACACTGACAGGTGGCTGGCACCCCAGACGGCTGCGTGACGGCGTGTGCTACCAGCATGGCGCGCCGAGCTGCTGGTCGCAGACGCACGGCGGCGCCGAAGACGAGTACCTCGTCGCCTGGACGGTGACGTGCATCATCTGCTCGCGCGCGACGGAGTTCCTGAACGCGCCGCCGCGCGGGTATCACTGCGAGCAGTGTGGCTCAGCGCTGCTCGAAGCAGAGCGCTTTCGTGTCACGCCCGGACTGCGTCTGCTGCGCGGGAATTTGCTGAGACAGCCGCCTGGCACGCTTTACACTGTCGACGCGGGTGGTGCTGGTCGGACGGTCTCCTTGTAGATCGACGTTCACAACGACCGACCAGCGCCGCCGTCAGCGCACTCGACGCTGACGCTGGCGCTCACGGCGCTCGATGTATTCCTGGACCTCAGCTCGCGTCAGGACACGCATCGGATCTTCGTCCTGCAACTCGGCGGCCCACGTCAGCGCCTGCAGCGCAGCGCGAATCTGGCGGTCCTTGGAGCGATGGGTGTGCTTGTGGCGATTGCGTTCCCAGCGTGAGATGGTCGAGACGTCGACGCCGCACAGCACGGCGACGTCCATTTGCGACAGACCGACGCGCTCGCGCAACTCGGCGATCTGCTGACCTATTGTCGGTGCGGCATCATCGTCCTCCGCGTCAGCGAGGGTGATCGGGACCGGGTTGGCGATGGGATACGGAATGGGAACGAGTGCTGACGTCATAGGCGCGACCTTTGTCCTTCCGTTGCGAGCTGAAGTAGCCAGGCCTGCCGTGTGCGTGGCGAGGTGTTCACAACTAGCTGCGAATAATAACGCGCCGTGCTAGGCGTTTCGCGCCTTGGTTGCCTAGAACATCCGCATGCACGGTGCATTCTTCATCAATGTCTCACGTTTCTTTTACGAACCGTTCACAGTTGCCTATGCGTCTGGCCACAACCCGCAGCGTTGCTGTGTCTGACTGTGCCTAGCGCATTTCCGGGTACAGGAAGCGGCCGATACCCCAGTTGACCGCCGCGCGTTTCAACCCGTCCGAGAATGCGGCTTTGAGTGGCTCGTCCTCGTATGCCCGGTTGCGACTGGTCTTGACCTCGCCGCTCTGCTCGTCGGTGTCTTCGAGCCATTCATCGACTGCGTCCGGGTTGTTCGAGTAGCCCACATCCCACTTCCAGACGCCGTAGATGGCCAGTCCGACCGCGATCGCTACCGGATGATCGGCGCGGATCACGCGCTGGTTGGTTGACCAGTTGCCCGGTCCAACGATGTCATCCAGGCGTTGCTGCACCTGGCGCGCGGTGATGTAGTCACGCGCTCCGCCTGGCTTGCGCGCGGTGCGCGTCGGCATCTTGTCGCGCAGCTTGCGACCGATCCAGCGCCAGCCGCCCGCGGTTGGCTTGCCGTCCGCGCCCAGCTCTGGCGCGATCTCGACGTCGATTGATCCGCGCTGGCGGATCGGCACGGGTTCGATGTCTGTGCTCACACTGCATGGTACCTGCCTAGTAGATACTGTTCGCCCCGGACAATCCCAGGCATACTCAGCGTGTGAACGTCGCATTAAGAAGAAGTCCCTTACCCAGCTATCGAGCTGGGGAACACGCGCCGACGCACGTCAGGATCGGCGCCAGCTCGTTCTTAGCCGGCTGCGGGTGTGGCTGGATCAGCGAACCGCGTACGTCGATCGTTGGTGTGCTGTACGACTGCTTCAAGCACTGCCAGCCCTACTTCCCACACGTCGAGATGTGCAGCGATCCGGACTGCCCGATTGACGCGCGTGCCTAGAATGGGCCTACGCACATGAGACTCGATCCTGGCTTCAATGCCGCCTCAGCCGTTGCCCTGATCGTCGTGCTGGCCTTCGTTGGCGTGGTGGAATATTTCCTGTTCTTCCGCACCTTCCGCCGAGCTGGGCGGGGCGCGTGGGCGTCACTCGCGCTCACCGCTGCGGCCGTGGCGCTCCTGGCGCTGGTTTACGCGCGCCACTGATGACCAGGCGCATTACTGAGCTGGTCGTCAGACTGCCGAATGGCCAGCACCACACCTATCCGCGCTTCGGTCACCCACACTTCAACACCGCCCGGCCGAAATTACTACCCACCTGTCACCGAAAAAAGTGACGAAAAACCGAAATCGGATTTCTGGTTTTTCCGGTTTTACGATGCAGGATTCTTCGGTGCCTGGATGCTAGGGAGCGACAGATTCATCGCGTTCGCGTAGTCCTTGGCCCATGCCCTGACGGTGTTCGGGTCAGTGTCCGCCCCGTCAGTCGAGAGCACCTTGCCGACATTCGGTCTGTGACAAATGCCGCCGGCACGCGCTCACCTTCTATCTGTCGCGCTTGAAGCCCACCTCGGCCTGGTGCCGCGACTGCATCACCGCGTCACAAACTTGAGAGGTGCTTGCCTAGCAAATACTAGGCATCTGCGTAGCGTGATGGCATATACTAGGCAGCGTGAACGTTGATCCACAGGGAGAGCGGGTGACTCCCAAAGCACGCCCGATGCGCGTCGACGCCGCGTGTGAATGCACACGCTTCGCGTCTGGCGCGCTCTTTTTGTGCCAGCTTCACGCGCCGATTCCGTACACGCTCACCGAGCGTGGTCACCGCGAGGCGCGTGCGCATGGCGAGAAGATGAAGCAGTGGGATGCGATCAAGGACAGCCTGGTCGCATCTGAGAAGGCACGGAGCGTGCTGCTGCGCGCAGCGCACCGCGAAGGTCGCAAGATCGAGCGGCGCGTGCGTCGGTTGAAGGTGGTGCCGGCATGAAGGTCAATCTGTTCGACTCCGATGGGAATGTGATCGACGGCCCCTTCGACCTCGACAACGAGGACGACATCGCCTCGATCGGGATCGCCATCGTTCAGCACTACCGCCTGGTCGCCAGCACCACCCAGCTCAACCGCACGATTGGCGTTCCTGACGCTGACGAGCCGTTCGTCACCATCGTGCCGGCAACTTCGTCCGACTGATCATCCACATTCGACCCAGCTCGAACGGTCATCCGCCCGTCGAGCTGGGTCTGACCAATTCAAGGAGAGGAGGCCTCCCGAAATGGCTACATCCACTCTATCAACCCGCATGCAGCGCTGCGCCTGGCCGACGTGTGAGCGCTGGTTCGAGCACTGGTGGCATCTCAATCAGCGCTACTGCTCGCAACCCTGTCGTGAGAAGGCCTACCGCGCGCGGCGCAACGCAGAACTCGCGCTTTCCAGGCAATTGCTAGGCACGCGGCCTACCATTGAACCTGTGAACGTCAACAAGGAGACTCACATGAATCGCATCATCCTCGTCCGTACTGCGAGCGGTTGGCTCGCCGTCCAGGCTGACAAGCAGACCGACAAGATTGTCGAGCTGTTCGGCACCGCGGCCATTCCAACGCCATTCGACCCAACGTTCCCTGCTGAGGACGTCCAGCGCGCGATCGCCAACAACAACCCGAACACCGAGGTCATCGTGCTGCCTGGCGATTGGCGCAACGTCGAGGTGCTTCGCCCGGTCAAGTCCGAAGCGATCATCGTGCACTACGACTCGACATGGACCGACCTGGCCGAGTGTGGCGCGGTCGCTGCGCTTGGCTACCCGCTGGCGCTCAGCAACGACGAAGATGAGGTCACGTGCTCCGACTGCATCACGGCCGCCGATCGTCGCCGTGAGGAGGAAACGTACGCCGAGACGCAGTACCTGCGCCCAGCTCATGCAGAGCCCGCCTGGCGCTCGTCGCAGCCATGAGCATCTACGAAGGCAGCATCACCCTGCGCGTGCGCTTCGCGGCCGACAACGGCTACGAAGCTGACAACGCGCTCTCGGCCATCGCGACAGAGATCCAGGACGAGTGGAACGAGGATCTGCCGCGCGACGACATCACCGGCGAGATCGACGAAGAGCAAGCCTTCGGCGCGGCGTGCACGATCGTCGTCGACTGGTCGGTCGGAAAGGCCAGCTCATGATCCAGTCACTGGTTGTGTTGCTGGTCGGCGCGAGCATCATCGCCGGCCTGCTCTACGAGCGCTCGCGTGGTAATCCAACCTATCGCAACGTCAGCTGGGCAATCGGCAGCATCCTCGTGCTGTTCGGCGGCGCATTCATCTACAGCCTGACGTTCTGGCACTAGCCGCCTAGGCAGCACCACCCCACAACCTACGCACTCATCGCGATTTGCCCTGCATTTGCCTATGCAATGCGGGGCTTTTGCATATCATCCGTCTTGTGAACGTCAACAAGGAGCTTTCAGCGCGCAGCGTCACACTGCCCGCTGCCATCGAAGCCCAGCTCGAAGCCGGCGCGGTGCTGGCCATCAGCATCAGCGGCGGCAAGGACTCGCAAGCGATGACCGAGGCGCTTGTCGCGCTACACCGCCAGCGCGGCTGGAAGGGCGAGGTATTCGCCATCCATGCCGACCTGGGTCGCATCGAGTGGCGACAGACGCCAGGTCACGTCAAGAAGATCGCCGACGATGCCGGCATCCCGCTGGTCGTCGTGCGACGCGACGACCAGGGTCGCGGCTGGGACATGATCGACCGCTGGATTCAGCGCGGCGAGGACACGTTGGCCGAGAGCGGCAGTGGTCGGCCATGGAGCAGCAGCCAGCATCGGTTTTGCACCGCTGAACTCAAGCGCAACCCCATCGACAAGTACCTGCGCCGCTACACCAACGTGGTGTGTGCGGTCGGCATCCGTGCCGAGGAATCCCCAGCCCGCGCCAAGAAGGCGAGCTGGGAGTACCGCCAGATCCACAACACCAAGCGCACGGCGACGAGCTGGCACCCGCTGCTGGAGTGGACGACCGCCGAGGTGTTCGAGGCCTGTGGCCACACGCTGCGGGATCTGCGCATGCGACGCGCCGTATACCAGGCCGGCCGCGCCGCCGAAGCGCTGGTGGGCTGGTCGCTTCACCCAGCCTACGTGTTCGGCAACGAACGCCTGAGCTGCCAGTTCTGCGTCCTGGCTGGTGACAACGACCTCAAGGTCGGTGCCCAGCACAACCCTGAGTTGCTCGACGAGCTGATCGCGATCGAGGAACGCTTCGACTTCACCTTCAAGACTGACCGCAGCCTCAAGACCTACCGTCCCGAGGTTCGGCAGCTGGCGCTGGCGCTCTGATGCTCAGCCAGCGCTCAGAGGATCGCCAGGTGCGCTGGAAGGCGTGTTCGTCGGACCAACCCCGCTGAAATCGCGCCAGGAGCGCGCTCAGCCAACGCAAGGCCGCTAGGCACCTAGCGGCCTTGTTGCTGCCCAGCACGCGCACATCACCGTGAGGTGGCCCGTTTGGTTGGCAGGCAGCGTTCCGGCATGTAAGCCAACCCCGGAGTGAGCCGAGATCAGAACGTCGAAGACGGAGGGGCTGGCGACTCGGCGACGGAGCAGCACGACGGGAGAGAGCTACCTTCGAACCTGAACGAAAATCAGCCTGATGTGACGTCACATAGCCATCACATTGCGACATTTGGGTGATCACTTCCGGGTTGGTTGAGCAGCGCAACCCTCCTGTTGGGGTTTGGTAGAGCTAATTCGCAGAACATCTACCAAACCCTTCTGTCAAGCTGAGGCCTCATCCCGCCGACCACCCCTCGCCAGCAGCTCCACGAGCGCCTCGGCGTGTGCCAGCGCCTGTCAGCGGAGCGAGTTGGACGGGCGCCTGGCGGCTCCGGCATCACGCTGGGACCCAATTTGAACTAAAGGAGATTGCTGAAACTCCTGGCTGGGACCCAGTTTGAAAGAAACTGGAAAACGGAAATTCCTGAGGGGACCCGCTGCGGAAGAAACGGGAAACCTGAAATCCGGAGACCCGCGGGGGAGCAGTGGAGGCTGGGGGAGTACCCCCGCGGGTTGTGGGGGAGTACACGTGCGGGTGTTCCTGGCCAGACCCTCCGAAGGTCACAACCTCAAAGAACGGGGCACGTGTAGACGGCACCCTAGCGTGTGGAATGTTTCACGGCCAATGTTTCACGCGACGTTGTCTCATCTTGAGAAGGACACGTGTGCTATTTGTGACGCCGGTGTGATGTAGGCTGGGTGGTGAGGTGAGACTGTGGTGGTATGTGGATCCGTCAATCTTTCTCGAGGGGGATAAGGGTAGGGGCGTAGGTACGGATCAGGTCGGCGATACGGTCGGGGGAGATGACGTCTCGCAGGCGCAAGACGAGGGATTCGTGGCTGGGGATCTCAAACTGGACGGTGAGCGTCTCGTGCTCCCCAGTGGCTGGATGCGCTGTACACGGCATGAGGATGGCAAGCGCGCGTATGCCATTCCGAGCAAGTCGGTCGAGGGGTTGTGGCATCTGGTTACGCTTCAGTGGTGTGACTGTCGGCGCTTTCGATTTGTGAGGACGTGCTCACATGTGGAGATGGTGCGGCGTTTTGTGGCGCAGGCGCGTGGGCGAGCGTCTGAGGTGCCACGCCATCCCGTTCCAGGAGGGTGCGCAGGTTGAGCTGGTCCTGTTCGGTGAGTGACGCGAACTCGGCGCCACGTTCGCGCACCACCAGCGCATCGCCCACGATCAGTCGCTCGCCGAACAGGTCGGCCAGCAGTGTGCGTGAGAAAGGGTTGGGTGGCAGGCCACTCGCCCAACCATCTTCGTTCACCAATCCGAGCAGATGGCGATGCTTGAGTGTTGGGCCGAGCGGGATCGGCTCGAGGTAGCCGCCTACCAGCTTCTGTAATTCCTCGAGCACGTGTGGCACGCGCTTGAAGGTGGCTTTGCCATCCGTGCCCAGGTGCAGCACAACCAGGAGCTGGTGTCTGGCCACGCGCTCACCCAACTTCGGCATGCGCCGGCCCGCGCAGACAGTCATGGCGGCGGCGTGGGTACAGCTCGTCGTGTTCGTGGCAGTACACACATCGACACAGGGGGCAGTAGGTTTCCATCGGCCGCTGGCAGCCGAATTGCTGACACACCTCTGGCAGCGCATCCTCGCTCCAGCCGGCGATCACCTCGTCCAATGTCATGCAATCCAACCCCGGCGCCGCATCTCGGCGAACCCGGCGCGTAGCTCTTTGGCGTCAAGCAGATTGATGTGGTGACATTTCTGGCAACGACCCCCGATGACGGCGTGTGCCGGAATGCTCGCCAGTACGCTTTCGTGCAAGTGGTCCGTGTTGCCGCACGCCGAACACTGAATATCAATCATGTGCGAGCCGTCATGGCAACCCGGCGTCAACGGCCGCGGGGTCAGCCCCGCGTAGATTGACGATGACGTTGAGCCAGCGCTGGCGCCCCGTGGCACCCTTGACGCCCGGCGGCAGGAAGATCGCACCGCTCACAGCGGCAAATCCTCAAGCTCGTTGCCGCCTTCTCCCTCAACCAGGGCGACGTTGTTGACCTCCGGTTCGGCCACCGCGCGGCGCACCTTCCAGTTGAACGACCTGGTCAACTCGGCATGCACGAACTTGCGCGCATCCATCAACAGCAGCTCCGGCAGTTCCTTGCGCGCCAGTGCGTCATCCTCAGGTGTGAGGGTGTACTCCAGCTCGCAGCGCGCCGTTTCACTCCCATAATCCCCGTCATTCGCCTGGCGCGAGAAACTGACGCGGATAACGCTCAGACTCATGCTGCCTCCCATAGCCGCGTAGCTCGGTGCGCAATTGCTCGATGTCGTCTTTGAGCAGCACCACCGCTGACACAACGCCAAGCCACGGGTTGTCGCGGTTGTTCGAGCCAGTCACTTCCTGCAGTGCCTGCAGTGCTTCGGCTGCGCGTTGGTCCATGCTGGCACGCGGCAGCGCCTCTAGCTGGGCGACTTCCTGCTTCAGCTTCCAGATCGTCTCCTCACACCACCTGTGCCCGGCCATGATCTTGACCTCGCGCAACTCCTGCTCCAACCTCAGGATCCGTCCCCGCAGCGCTTCTACCTCTGGTCGCCAGGTCGCTTCGATGGCCGCTTCGGCTCGCTCGGCTCGCTCACGCTGACCGCGCCTGCTCTCGGCCACACGGTGAAGCTCGGTCCGCAGCCGCTTGACCTCCTGCTCGGCCAGGGGCTTGTCCATGCATCACCCTCCTGCTGCCTCGACATCCTGCCAGCCGCTCGCCAGGATCTCACCCAGCTCCGCGTCGTCCTCGCCCAGCTCTAGAGACAGTTGTCTGGCGAAGTCGACGGCCTGCTGCAGGCTCGCGTGGTCTTTCACCTGCGGATGGGTGGCCACCATCTGCAGCGCGCTGATGACACAGAACCAGAGCCAGCGGCCGGCGGTGATGCTGAGCGCGCCCTCCTCGGCATACACCTCGCGCAGCTTGCGGCGCCTGCGGCGCGCATAGCCCTTGTCCAGCGCTTCACGCACCTGATCCTCGAGCTTCACCTCGTTCACGCCCACCTCCACCAGCCCACCAGTATTCCGGCCGGCAGGCCGAAACACGCGCCCAGCCACCAGCCGATGAACAGCCAGCGTTTCAGCGTGCGGCGTAGATCAGCCTCCTGCATCACGAGCATCGGCATATCCGAGCGCCTGCCGGACGGCAGCTTGCCGGCACCGTTGACCAGTGAACTGGACACCCTCACAGCATATACCCAGGCGCGGCACTTCACCCTATGTGCATAGGCAAACCGCGTTATGATGCCGGGGTTTCTTTCCGGGACAAGGGTGGGTCGCGTATGTCACCTCGAAGCTCCGCCACGCCAGTCAGCACTCGTCGTCCGCGTCGCACAGGCCAGGCCAGGCCGCCCAGTACGCGGCCTCCAAAAGCACCCCAACTGGTCACAGTGCCGGCGGCCGAGCCGCTGGCGACCAGGAAGCCCCAGGACTCGGCCATCGCCTCTGAGCTGAGCGACTTCTTCGCCAGGATCACGGTGGGGCAGGCGTGCGAGGCGGGCTGCGGCACGTCGGCGCGCTGGGCGGCGGTGGCGACTGGTCACACGCGCTGGGGCTGCGCGCAGCACCTCGACCAGTTGCTCGACCACGAGTTGATCTGGTTCCTGCATCCGGTGGGGTGAGGCATGCCGTACGTCGCTCAGATCGTGGGGCTGTTCCAGACGCCGCAGTTCCATACCATCCACGACAGCCAGTACCTGGTCAGCTACGACCAGGGCACCGGCAACATCGACTGGTCGATCATCTCTGACGCGGACATCAATAAAGCGCAACGCTACGCGGATAGCGCCAGCATCGACGCGCTGCGCTACGCGGTGCCGCCCGACTATCCCTGGCGCAACCAGTACATGTCCCCCCAGCCGAACGCCCCCCTGTGGCGCTACACGCTGAACGCGGTGTCGGTGCCCTCGTGAGCCTGGCGGTCGACCTGGTCGAGTGCGTCAGTTGCGAGCACTGCAACCAGTACAAGCCGGTGCTGACCTCGATGCGCTGCGCGTGCAAAGGCAACACGTGTGTCACGTTCGTCTTGCCGCACGTGATCTGCTTCGGCTGCGCCCAGAGCCAGCCAGTCGGCATGCTCGAGGCACTCGTGGTGCGCGTCATCGCCGAGTAATGCGCGCCTCAGGCGGGGTGTGTGGTGGGTTGTGTGAGGGTGTGGTGGGTTGACGCAATCTTCACAGGACGCTCACAGCCACAGAACACGCCGCGCGCCTGATCCCAGGCGATGCACCACGCCTGCTGACTGTAGATCGAGGCGTGCAGATAGCCAGCGTGGCCGCACGCCTGACAGCGCGCCGGCGGTTGTGACGCTACTGTGCTGCCCAGAGATGGCTCAGCCACTCGAACAGGCTCAGACGCCGTTTGGGCGGCAGCGCGGCCTGGGCTTTGACCAGCTCGGCGCGCGTTTTCGCCAGCTCCTCGTGCAGCTGGCTGTTCTCCTGGCGCTGCAACTCGCGGTCCTCGCGCAGCAACTCGAGGATGGCTTTGACGTTGGGGCTGACCTCGTCCTCGACGATCAGCGGGCGGATCGGCTGGGTGTTGGGTAAGAACACCAGGTAGCGCCCGGACTCGAGTTTGAAGGGCATCGAACCCTGCTTCAAGCGGCGCCTGACCGTGTCGGTGGAGCACCCCAGCGCCACCGCGGCTTCCGCCAGGGGGAGCCAGACTCCGTCCAGCGGGACCGCCCAGCTGACCTCGTCCTGGCCGTCCCGGACGTCTTCGATGGCCTCGAGCATAGTGCCTAGAGCATAGCGCACTGACGCCTAGGCAGCGAGAGCGGGACCGTCTCGTTTTGCCTGGCAAGGCGGGTGGGTCCATGCTGAAAAGATCGGCCCAGCTACCCGCACGTGACAGCGGCCGGCACCCACCCGGACAGACGTTCTGCGAGGCGCGTACCATGTTCAGTCAACTGCAAAAGAAAAGCCGCCAGGCGTGTGAACCGCCTGACGGCCGGACATAAAGGAGGTCGCTGGATGACCGGTCCTTCACATCGACGCACCCTTCGTGGGTGTCTCCATCCTACAGCCTGCCTAGCATGCCTATGCAAGACGCGCGGGCAGCGCTGATGGTCTGGGCGCGCATTGATGATGGCTACTTCACCCATCACAAAACGGCGGCTCTGTCCAAAGATGCAAAGCTGCTCGACCTGGCTGGCATCACGTTCTCGGCGCGCGAGTTGCGCGACGGGAAGCTCACTGATCGCGACGTACGCATCGTCGCCGCGGAAGTCGACGTCGTCGACCTGTCCGCCACACTCGACGAGTTGCGCCTGGCGCGGCGCTGGGTGCGCTTCGACGGCGGCTGGGAGATCCACGATTACCTCGAATACAACCCGTCACGCGAACAGGTCATAGCCGAGAAGGCTGGCTCCGCCAAGCGCATGCGTGGCTTGCGCCAGCGCCAGCGTTACGGCGTAACTGCGCCCGTAACTAACGGCGTAACTAACGGCGTAAGTCACGGCGTAAGTCACGGCGTAAGTCACGGCGTTGGTTCGGAGGTCCCGGACCCGGTTAACGACCCGGTTAAAGCAGCAGCAGCCGCTGCTGCAGCTACCCCTGCGCGCACGCACGCACGCACGCACGAGACGCGGTCCGATGTCGCCGCCGTGATGACCGCGGCTGGCATCGAGTCGCCGCACCCGGGGAGGTCGACATGGGCCTGATGACCACCGAAGAGGCCCGGGCGCTGATGGAAGAATTCGTGCCCCAGTTCAGCACCCGGGAGGCGTACGAAATCTCGATTCGCGCCTGTTTCGAGCGGCTACAGAATCAGCCGTCGTACGACAGCGCGCGGCGCTGGCTCAGCGAAGACCTGGAGGGTCAACGCCGCCTGGAGCAGATGCTGCCACCACCCGAGCGGCCCTACTCGAAGCAGGACTTCGCTCTCAACGCTTGCAGTCACTGCAAGGGCAAGCAGCATCTCAGCCGTGGGCCGAACGTGCTTTCGGTGCCGTGTCCGGTCTGCACCGGTGCTGATGACCCGGCTAATCACTGCGATGACTGCCGCGCCCAGGCGGCGGCGATGGCCGAGGACGAGAGTGAGCGAACCATCCGCCGCGACTACATCGCCGAGCTGGCCAAGAAACTCAGGACCAGGCCGAAGCGGAAAGTCGAGGCACCCGATGCGCCGATCGAGTGACTACGGCCGTTGCGACTGGTGCGCCTCGACGTACTCGTGGCTACCGCCATCGGTCGCGCTCACGCTGGTCGGACCGCGCTTGCCTGAGACCGGGCGCTGGCGCATCTGCGGCGAGTGCCACCTGAAGTTGCTCAATCTCATTGCGCGGTGCCAGAGTCACCTGGAGGTCTATAAACCCGCTGATGCCTGAGCTGGTCATCCCCAAGCGCTGGAACGTGCCAGCCCCCTCGAGTCTGCGCGGCCAGTGGGCGCAGCTGTACACCGACACGGTCAATGCGCTGCTCGAGCGCTACGCCAGCCGCGGCCCGCAGTACGAGTTGCTGTGCGACCTGGCGGCTGGGCTGTACGTCCAGGTGCGGCGCATGGAGGCCACCGGCGCCATCCGCGGCCTCGACTCACTCGACCAGATCATCGCCCGCCAGATCGCGCTCGCCGAGGATGCCGACCCCGAGCAGGTCGTCATCGAAGCCCAGGCGCAGCTGGCCGCCGCCGAGAAGGCCGTGAATGCCTACCTCAAGGCCATCGAAGTGCTCAGAAAACTCATCGAGCAGGCGCAGCGCTACACCGAGGCACGCCGGCAAGAAATCGTCGTGACCGAGGTCAATGCCGCGGTTGTGGAAACATTGCGCATTGTCGAGGCCTTCGTGGACCCCCAGACGTTCCTGCGGATCATGCTCGCGGTGCGCGCCCAGCTCGAGGGCAAGGCGGCCTGATGGGCGTCAGCAGGCCGTGGGTACGCATCGAGTGGGATCGCGAGGCGAACCCCGAAGGCATCGGGGTGCGCGTCTGCCGCGTGTGCGGCCAGAACGGCCCGATCCGCCTGTTCAAGCAAAACAAGCACAACTCGGTCGGCCACGAGAACCTGTGCCGCCACTGCTACGACAAGCAGCGCGGCGAGCGAAAAAAGCGCGCCCGCCACGCCGAAGCCGGCGAGATCAACAAGCTCTTCCTGAAGCAGACCAAACACGTGCCGCTCGAGATGCTGCCGCCCCAGCCACAGACGACCACCTCAGCCGTGGTGGGCGAGCTGTACGGCCAGCTCTCACGCGGTGCGCTGGACGCGACACGCCTCAGCTCGCGCTCGGGCAACAACCCGCTCGATCAGTTGCAGGATCGCGTCCAGGGACGCATCGCCGCGTCCCGTCCCTGGACACGCGCCGACGTGTTTCGCGGCTTCCAGTTGCTCGGCTTCGTACCGGGCGGGCTGTACGTGCCGGACGACGCCGCGCTCGGCTCGACGGTCGCCTTCAAGCTGCGCGAGCTGGGTCAGATCGTCGACGAGATCGACCGCGACGAGGCGTATCGCGTGTATCAGCGCGAGACCGAGCAGTGGGCACGCGACGAGTTGCCCGGTCGCTGGACCTGGCAGCAAGCGCTGGCCAGGAGCGAAGCGCGCTTTCGCATCGCGCGCTGGGGTCGCCGCGGCGGCAAAAGCGTGTACGCCGCGGCCGAGGGCGCCGCGTTGGCCCTGGTGCGCCAGCGCGCGGTGGTGTGGTGCACGGCCAAGACCGACGACGCGGTCGGGCGCTGCTTCAACGTGCTGGCCGAAAAGCTCGGGGATCGCGGCTATCGCAAGACGGCGCGCTTGTGGCGCAACGCCAGTGACAATCGCTACATCGAGCTGGAGAACGGCTCGGTGCTGCACGGCATCAGCCTGTCGAGCGACCTGAGCGCCGCGGGCACCGGCGTCGATTTCCTGATCCTGGACGAGGCCGAGTACGCCTCCGAACAGGACTGGACCAAGAAGTGCCTGCCCACGCTGGCCGACAAGATGGGCAAGGCGCTCATCATCTCGAGCGCCCAGCAGGGCGACGAATCCTGGTTCAACCAGCGCGTCGAGCAGGCGATCATCGACGAGGATCCGAACTGGGAGACGTTCGACTCGCCCTCGTGGATCAACTTCTACCGCTTCCCGCAGGGCCGCGAGTCGCAGGCGATCAAGGACGCCGAGCGCGAGCACGCCAGGGACCCGGCCGCGTTTTTAGCCATCTACGGCGGCAAGCCGACCGGCGAGCGCGATCGGATCTACTACGCCTACAAGCCGAGCGTGCACCTGTACGACGAGTTGCCCTTCAATCCCTGGCAACCCGTCATCTGCGTGGCTGACCCTTCGGGCGGCATCAACGAGTACTGCGTGCTCGCCTTCCAGGACTACGGCGCCGATCGTGTCGACGTGGTCGACGAGTTCTATCGCGCCGGCGTGACCGCCGAGGAGGTCGCGTCCGAGCTGGACCAGCGCCTGTGGCGCAACTGGGTGAGCGTCATCTACCTGGACCAGGGCGCCAACCCGATCGAGATCATGCGCTGGGCGCAGCAGGACTGGCCCGCCGCGCCGATCGTCAGCGAGAACCGCAAGGGCGAGATCGTGCCCGGCAAGCCGGACCTCGACTCGAGCGTGCCGATCGTCAACAACACGTTCCGCAACCCGCTGCGCTGGCGGCAGTACGAGCGCGAGCTGATGACGCGCGTGCTGCGCGACGCCGGCTTCGCGAGCCTCGACGAGGTGCCCGAACGCATACGCCCGCAGATCGCGATGGACCTCGAGGAACGCCTGGTCGATTCCGCGCTGAGCGGCGAGGACCTGGAGGCGCTGCGCGACTGCAGCGGCATCCGCATCAGCAAGGAGCGCTGCCCCAACCTGGCGCGCGAGCTGATCAGCTACCGCAAGCTCAGGCGCCGCGACACCAGCTACGTCGACCCGAAGCTGATCGTGCGCAGGACGCAGGACCACGCCTGTGACGTGCTCAGGTACTTCTGCTGGATGCACCGCAGGCATCTATGGCAGTCGGGCATCGAGGCCAGCACGTATCTGCAGGTCGACGTCGCCGGGCGCGACAGCTACCAGGGCACCAACTGGCTGGAGTCGGTGCGCCTGCAACTCATGCCCAGACGCATGGAAGGCCAGAGCTACCTGGAGATCGCGTGATTGAGCGTGTGCCGGCCATCCCGGCGCAAACGGAATCCGGATTACGCCGGGGACGGGTCAAGGTGGTCGACTCGAGCGGCCACGAGGACGTGCGCGAGGTGGTCTTCGGCGATGGCCCGGACGCCTGGGCCTTCTGGGCACGCGAGACGCGCTTCGCGCTCGACAACACCGCGTTCATCACCATCGGTGACGCCGTGTACCGTTCGGGCACGATCGACCGCATCGAGCCGATCGAGTCCGCGCAGAGCGGTGAGGGTGAGGCGCTGCGCGCCTGTATGGGCGTGCTGCAGGTGATTCGTGACGCTCAGGTGGCCGGCGAGCAGCACGTGCGCTTCCTGTGCGCCCAGATGCTCCAAACGCTCGAGCAACGCGGCTACTCGCTCCTCGAGGAGTGAAGCGGGATCTGTTGCCGCTGTGCCCTGAATGCGGCGCATTCCGACTGCGGCACAAGCTGTCGGTGCGCTGTGTTCGGTGCAAGGCGCGCCGGCGCGAGGCGCTGCGGCGCAAAGCGGCGTTGAACCTCAGCCCCCGCCGCTAGGGACCGTCTCGTTTGGTGATGACAGGCTAGCTGTCGCAGGCTGGTGGTATGAGCCGCCCGCAGCCACCCAAGCCGCAGCTCTCGTCGCTCGGCCGTATCCGCCCGCCGATGCGTGCCAAGGCCAGCACGATGCAGATGCCGAGCATGGCCAACATGGCGCTGCGCCAGGCGCCGATGCAGCGCCGTCGCGCCGGCCTGCCCTCTCCGTCAATGGCGTTGCCCAACATCGCGCTGCCCAGCCTGCCAAACGTGGGCGGCGGCGGTGGCGATCGCAAGGTGGGCAAGGGCGGTCGCCTGTCCGCGGCCGAGCGCAAGGCGTTGCCCGACAGCGCCTTCGCCGGCCCGAATCGCTCCTTCCCGGTCAACGACAAGAACCACGCTCGCGCCGCGCTGAGCATGATCGGCAACGCGCCGCCGGCCGCCAGAGCCAAGATCAAAGCCAGGGCGAACGCCAAACTGGGCAAAGCCTCGAGCAAACCCACCGGCAAGGGTGGTGGCGCCGGCAAACATCCGGTCGGCTGCGGCTGCGGCAACCATTAGCGTGCCGGTACCAGCCAACGCCCAGAATGCGTTGGATATCCGTGAGAATTTCCGCGCCACGATTCCGTCCGGTCAGGGCGCCGTCGAACAGTGGCGCTACACGGTGCCGAGCGGGCGGCGCGCGAGCATCGAACTGGGAGGTGTCTTTGCCCAGAATGCGCAGGGCGGCGATCAGGCGTGCAGCATCCGCGACCAGTTCGGGCCAATCATCGCCGCGCATTCGGGCGGCCTGTCTCAGGGCGCCTATGCCAGCGAGCAGCAGAACCTCGACTTCCAGCTGGACGCCGGCGAGTATCTCTTTGCCCAGACGACCAACAACGGCAACAGCGGCTCGGATCAGTCGGCGTGGCTCTACGCGGTCGAATATGACGCCGTGCCGGCTACGACGGTGGCGTGCATCAGCGTTCACCCGGTGCGGGGTGACCTGGTGGTCGTGCGCATGGCTATCTCGGCCATCGTCGCCTGGGGCACCTACATCGCCAGCGACAGCTCGCCCGGTCAGGCCTTCATCGCCACGCTCGATTCACGCTGGGAGGTGACCGAGACGCTCGCGCAACTCGACGCCATGCTCGGCGCCAGCGGCCAACCCCCAACATGACCGAAGCCCAACCCAGCCACACGCAGATCCTCAGCTGGCTGCTCGAGCTGCGCGGCGAAGAGCAGCGCCTGGACCGCGCCATCGACGTCGAGGAAGCGCTCTACTTCCAGCAATTCGACGTCGAGGTGCCCGAGGGCTATCAGCCGATCCGCCTGGGCACCGCGCCCGGCGACGTCGACCAGGCGCTCGAGACCGCCGCGCCGGGCGACACGATCGGCGTCGAGGTGCGCCCGCCCAAAGACACCCAGGACTGGTCGACGCGCGCCGACCAGCGCGAGAAGTGGATCCGCGCGCTGCTCGCCTTCTGGCGCGACCCGGACGACTTCATTCGCCAGTTGTTGTGGGGCATCCTGGTCCAGCGCCGCCGCTGGCTGTTCGTCGGCTACAACCCGCCGCCGGACGACACGATGCCGACCGCGTACGCCGACGAGACCTGGGACTCGTACAACCAGCGCTTGGCGGAGTGGCAGTCGCGTAAAGAGAGCTGGATTCCGCTCAGCATCGAGATCAAGCCGCGCGGCACCGTGTACTCGCGCGAAACCTCCAACGCGCAGCTGCTGTACGTCTTCGAGGAATTCACGCGCACCATCGCCGACCTGACCTACTGGTATCCACCGGAGCGCTTTCCAGCGGTGGCGCGCATCGTCGCCAATCGCAGCTTCAACGAGCTGATCACCTTCACCGCGTTCTGGAGTAAAGACTGGCGCGCGGTGTACGTCGAGGACCAGCCCATCCTGCCGGGCGCATCCTCCAGCTCGAGCGGCGTGGTGCGCAACGAATACGGCTTCATCCCGTTTGTGCCGGTCCACTTCCGCAAGCTGCCGGTCGACGAACCGGAGCGCCGCTACCGCGGTTTTCTCAGTAACGCCGTCGACGACTACCGCGCCGAGTCGACGGTCGCCACCCAGTTCCTGACCATCATCTCGCGCTCCGCCTGGCCGGTGGTGTTGACGCGCTTCCTGGATAACCGCAAGTTCGTGCAGCGCCCAGGCTGGCAATTCCCGCTCAGACCAGGCGAGGCCGTCGAAGCGTTCAATGGCCAGGCGCCGCTGCCGCAGGTCGGGGAGGCGTGGGACAGGATTCGGGCCGCGATCCGCCAGAACGCGCTGGGCGCCAGCGCCGGCAACATGCCCCCAGGCGTGCGTTCCGCCGAGGCGCTCAGCTTGATGCAAGGCCCCGACCGCAACAAGGTCGCGCCGGCGCTGCGCTCACTCCAGCAGGCGCTGGAGAAGTGCGTGCAGATGGCGCTGATCATTGTCGAGAAGCTGTACCAGCAACCGGTGACGCTACCGGTGGCTACCAAGGCCGGCTCCAATCCTGGTCGACCGCTGCAGGTCATCACCCTCAAACCGGAGGATGTGCGCGGCTACTACGACTGCGACATCAGTTTCGGACCGGCCTTCGGTCAGGACGTGCTGCAACGCGCGCAAGCGCTCAACCAGCTGGTGCAGACGAATTTTATTTCCAAATCCCGCGCGTGGCGCAACGTGCCGGAGCTGGTCGAATCGGAAGAAGACGCCTTCCAGGAGTTGATCCAGGAAGCGGCGGATCACCACCCGCTGATGGTGCAGGCGAATGTGATGAAGCGTCTGAGCATGTACGATCCACAGATCTTCGGCTGGATGATGCAGGTAGGCGCGTTCAACGGTCCGGGCCAATCCCCCGGACCACCAGGTGGAGGACCACCAGGAGGCCCACCAGGTGGTGGACCGCCTCCGGGTGGGCCGCCGCCGATGGCGGGCAGGCCCGGTCCCACCC